TTCGGCGGGTTGAGCTGGGAGTCGATCTCGTTGATGACCTGCTGCGCGTAGCCCTTGACGTGCTGCGAGGGGTGGTCGAGCACGCCGACCGGCGGCAGCGCCTGGCCGGTGTTCTTGTCGATGACCGGGAACTTCAGCGCCTTGATGGCCTCGATCGAGCCCGTCTTGGCGGTCTGGAAGATCTTCTGGGTGGCGTCCTGGTTGGCGTCGTTGATCGCCTGGCTGCCGGACGGGCCGGACTTGCCGGATCCGCCCCAATTCTTGAAGTTGGGCGGCTCCGAGATCCGGTCGGGCTTGAACGTCGGGGCCTTCTTGGCCTTGGCCGCGGCCTTGCTGTCGGCCTGGGGCGTTGCCGTCACCGGCGCCTTTCCGGCCTCGCCGCCGGAAATGGCGGCAACGACGGCCGCCTGGTACTTGGCGGCAGCCTTGCCGTAGGTGTTGGTGCTGAACTTGACGGACCCCACCGCGAGCAGGGCCTGGTCCTTGCTCAGCTGGCCGCTGGCGAATTTCTCGGCCACGCCGGCGATGGTGTCGACCTTGGCGATCAGAGACTTGTTCTGGTTGTTCGACGAGGTAAGCTTGGCGGCCGACGGCTTGGCGGGCATGGCCAAGGGCGGGCTGGCGACAGCTCCCTGGATGGCGGCGCTGACCACGGCCGGGCTCGGGTCCTTGGCGGCCGCGGCCTTGACCTGCTTCTCCGCGGCCAGCTTGGCGTCCAGGACGGCGTTGAAGTAGTCGTGCAGCGCCTTTTCGTTCGGCGAGGGGTTGTTGAGGCTGACCTTGACCGTCTCGCCGGCGAACTTCATCACCGCCGAATTGCCGGAGACGTCGTAGGCGTAATACATCTCCTTGGCGGTCATCTTTGCCGCGGCCTGGTCGAGCTTGGCGGCGAGCTTGGCGTAGCCGGTCTTCATCACCGGATCGCCGGTGAAGACGGGCTTGGCCGGCTGGGCCTCGGTGATGGTCGGAGCCGGGTTCGCCATGGCTCCCAGGACCTTGGGCGCGGCGGCGGCCTTTTGCGCCTCGATCGAGCCCGGCTCGATGGTCCCGGCCTGCTTGGCCTTGGCGGCCACCAGCGCGTCGAAATAGTCCAGGAGCTTCTGGTGGGGCACCTTCGTGGAGCTGCCCGCGGCCGCGCCGTTCTTGGTGTAGACCACGTGGTTCTGATAGGTGGCGGTCGGCGGGGCCGGCAGCGTCACCAGGCCGTCGGCGTAGGAGAAGTTGGCGCGCTTGAGCTGCTTGAGCGCCGTGAACTCGTCGAGCGTGGTGGTCTGCGCCAGCTGCTGCAGGTTGAGCGCGACCGCCTTGGCCAGCTTCCCGGCGTAGCTGCCGCCGAACTTGGGCACCGGCACCGCCTGGACCGGGTCCACCGCCTTGCCCTTGCCGGCGGCCGGCTTGGGCGCTTTCGGGGCTGCTGGTGCTGCCGCGGGTGCCGAGGCCGCGGTGGCGGCCGGTGCTGCGGCCGGCGCGGCCGTGAGCGGGTCGTTGCCGTTGGCGTCGAGGCCGGCGAAGCCGAAGATGTAGGCGCGGCGCTGCTTGAGCGTGGACGCCAGAGCGGCCTTGGCTGCGGCGTCGCCCGGGCCGTAGGCCGAGACCATCTTGTCGATGACCTCGTCGGTCATGCCGACCAGCTTCTTGGCGGATTCCTTGATCTGCTCCTTGGTCATGCTGCCGAAGACCTTCGCGGCCTGGGCGTTGACCTTGGGGTCGCGCATCGACGTGAGCTCGCTGACCGTGCCGTCGAAGCCCTGCTTGGGCAGGCCCTGGGCGCGGAACAGGATGGCGCCGCCCGGGTCGATGTTGATGGCCTTGCCGTCCTTGATCACCAGGTTGTCGAAGGACATGCCGACGACGTCGTGGTTGGCCAGCCAGGCATGGGCCGCGAAGTCGGCCTGCGCCGCGGCGACGTGCGCCTTGTTGGCCGGGCTGAACTTGGTGGCGCCCTCGATCATCTTGGACGCCACGCCGATCCCGCCGCCGTGCTGGCCCTCGAGGTCGACGAGCTGCATCTGCGGCGCGCCGACGCCGACGGCCAGCATCAGCCTGGCGGCCAGGACCTCGTTCTTGGCCCGGTCGTCGGAGACTTGCTGGCTCACCTTGCCGTTCACGAGCTGGGCGTTGCCCTTGACGAGCCACTTGTCCTCGCCGTCGCCGTAGATGGCACCCGGGTTCGAGCCGCCCGGCTTGGCGCCGACCACGCCCTGGAACAGCTTGGAGAGCTTGTCGGGGCCGGAGAGGCTGGTGGCCGTCGCCGTGGCCTTGACGGAGTTGGTCTTGGCCTTGAGCAGCTCGTTGGCGTAGAAGCCCGCGCCCGCGGCCCATTTCAGCTGGGAGTTGACGGCCTGGCCGCCACCGGCCTTGACGTTGAACTCGGCGAGCTTGGTCGAGGCGGACTTGGCCAGCGCGAAGGCCGGACCGGTGTCGCCCGTGGCCGCGGCGTTGTAGGCGGCCTGGACGGCCATCTGCCATTTGGGGTTGGAGGTCGAGCCCACCTTGGGCGGCATCGGCAGCCCGGCGGCGTCGAAGCTCTTCCATTGCCCGCCGATCGGGGTGCCGGCTTCCCAGCGCGGCTGCGCGGCCCAGGCACCCTTGGCGGGCCCGGCCGGGGCCTTGGCCTTCTTGACCTTGAGCGCCTCGTTGAGCCGGTCGACCAGCGCCTGGTCGTGGGTCTTGTTGAGCAGCGCCTTGAGCTGCGAGCGAGGCACCAGGCGCATGGCCTGCGTCTCCCAGCCCATGTCCTTGGGCGTGCCGCCGACGCGCTCGGCGATGTAGTAGCGGGCCTTGGAGGTGTCGCGCTCGACGTCGCCCAGGACGCCCGTGATCTTCACCTTGAGCCCGGTCTCCTCGTAGGCCTCCTTGATGGCGTTGGCCTGCAGGGACAGGCCGGGCTCGGCCGTGCCCTTGGGGTAGGTGTGCTTGTAGCCGCCGAACTCGTTCGTGGGCTTGGTGAGCCAGACGCGGCCGTCGGGCTCGATGATGACCACGCCCGAGCCGATCGCCTTCTGCGGGTTGGGCTGGAACGGGATCGCGTCGTCCAGGTCCGGACGTTGTCCGGCCACCGCGCTCCAGCCTTCCAGCGTGGTCGGCGCCTTCCAGGACTTGAGCGGGATGTCGTTGAGCGCGTCGGGCGTCGGCCCGCCGGGCACGAAGGTCGCCGTCTTGTTGGGTGTGATCCAGGTGGACTTGTGGCTGGGGATGCTCGGGTGGTTCACCGTGACGGGCTTGCCGTCCTCGCCCAGCTTGGCGTGCGGCTTGGCGTTGGGCCCTGGCTGCGCCTTGGAGGCCCAGGAGGCGCCGCCCAGGCCGAAGCCGAAGGTGAACTGCGGCATCATCAAGGAGCCGCCCACGGCGCTCTTGGGGGCGAACTGGCCGCCCTTCTTGCCGGGGGCGCCGGCGGGCCAGCGGCCGGAGTTGATCTTGGCGATCGAGATGAGCTCGCGCAGCTCGGCGAGCTGCGAGGCGATCTCTTTGGCGATGGTCTTGGTCGTCACGATTGGCCTTTTCCGCCCGAATGGCGCGGGTGCTCCTTGGGCAGGAGGTCGTTGTCTTGGATGTAGGCAGGGCGCTCCGGGGAGCCGCGGCGCAGGAGCGCCAGGTGCGCGTTGACCCGAGCCATGGCCCAGGCCGAGCGCGAAACGCCCGGGCGGTGGCTGACGGAGTAAGCGCCCGCACCCCTGCGCCAGACGGCCTTGAGCGCGCCCAGGGTTGCCTTCTTGGCCGGGTCCTGGCCGTGCGCCTCGTTGTGCTCCTCGACCTTGCGCTTGAGACCGGTCAGGGCCGCCTCGTCCAGCTCGATGCCGCCGGCACGGTTGGCGGCCGAGCCAGCGGGGTTCTTGTCGGACCCGCGGACCCGGTCCTCGGGCGGGGCTGGGGTCTTGCGTGGATCCTCGGCCTTGTCGATCTCCTTGCGCCCGAGCGGGACCGCTACATGCACGCCCGATGCGGTCGGCCCCATCTTCTCGATGCGCCGCTTGACGGATTCGGCCCAGGCCTTGCCGGCGTTGCCGCCCCAGAGCAGCCAGGCGATCGTGCCGGCCGTCGGCCCGCCGTCGGGTTCCTTTGCGTCCGGGCGGTAGTTCTTCGCGTGCCGGGCGAAGAAGCCGACCATCTGGCCGATGACCTCGTTGGAGATGGCGTTGCCGTTGGCGAGGTTGGTGGCTCGCTGCACGCCCGAGCCGATGCCCTGCTCCGCGGCTTGCGCGTTGGAGAGGCCACCGCGCTGCCATTTGCGGCGCAGCTCGAGGCCGCGTCGGGCGGCGCTGCGGACCGATTCGGGCGGGACGTGGCCGTCCTTGGCCTTGTGGAGCTCTAGAATAGCGGCGGTTGTGCGCGCCTTGAGCAGCTGGATCCGGGTGTGCAGGTCGTAAATCGTGGCCATGAGAGGGTTCCCGCGAATGGAGAGGCTCGATAACCTCCAAGTTTACAGGCGCTTGATGTCGCTGTGCGACGAGCTCTCCGCGGACGCGGACCGCTGCTGGTCCCCGCTCGGCCGGGCTGCGCTCGTGGCTGTGGCGACCTCGGCCCGACTCCTGGCGCACGGCCTGCGGCAGACAGGTCTCAATGACGACGATCTGCGGGTGATGACGCCGCCACGGCTCCCGCGGCGGTTTCGCGTCCGGCGTTAGCCCGTCAGCCCTCGAGCTGCGCGGCCTCGAAGCGGCGGATCCAGACGGTGCAGCGGCAATTGGGGTGCGCCGGCGGCAAGGTCATCGGCCCCTCGGGCGTGTTGAAGGGCTGCCCGAACTTGACCCCGCGCTTGGGGTTCATGCCCGGGATGGGGCCGCAGATCTCGCACAAGCGCTCGTCGCGGGCGACGACCCATTGCCGGCGGACCATCTCCTCGGGCACCTTGAACTCCTCGATGGCCTGGCGCCAGGCGTCCTGGATGCCGAAGTTGGTCGTGCGCAAGGCCTCGGTGCGGGCGATCGTCTGGGCCCGGAACTGCAGGTATTTGCGGCCGTAGGCGGCCACCATCTTCTCGATCTGGGCCTCGGTCAGCGGGTTGCCGGTCGCCATGGCCCGCTGCAGGGACCGGTCGAAGCGGAAGTCGCGCAGCCGGCGCTCGATGATCCCGTCCTTGACGTTGCCGTCCTCGTCCAACGCGTAGACCTGGGCCCCGCCCGGTGCCCTGGAAATCTTGCCGCCCAGGTTCCAGCTTTGCGCGGTTCCGCGCAGGTGGAAGGATTCGAGCTCCTTCCTGAAGTTGTCGACCGCCTTGGCCTGGCGGGCGGTCAAGCCAATGACTGGCTTGATCGCTCTAGCCTGGTCGCGTGGGTTGACCCCGGCGCGCATGCCGGCGATCAGCACCTCGCGCACGCCCTCCCGCGTCGTCTCGTTGATCTGGCGGATCAGGTCGAGGCTGTAGCCCTGCAGCCAGCCGACGAGCTTGGGGTTGAGCCGGTTGAAGGCGAAGGCGGCCCCGGTGATGCGGTCGTTGATGACGGCCGCGGTGGCGAGCCCGGACGCCCAGGCGGCGTCCTGCAGGGCGTCTTGCACCTTGGGCTGGCTGGGCAGGCCCAGGAGCCCCAGGACCTTGCTGACGTCACCGGTTTCCAGGGCCTGGGTCAGCGCGCCGAGATCGACGGCCGCGGCCTGCTCGGCCAGCGCGTCCATGATGGCCTTGGCCAGCTGCGGCTCGAGCTTGGCGGCCAGGCGCAGGGCTTCTTCGAGGTCGGCCGGAATCCTGGCCTTGGTGATGGCCTCGGGTTGGATCCAGGCTGGGGCAAGTCGGCGGTAGCCTCCGCTGGCGTGTTGGAAAATTGTCACAGAAATGATACCTCCGACTTGCAAAAGGCGCGTCTTGCGCTCATTATTGCGTCACCTTAACCCGATTGGAGGATGCCGATGAGCGAAGCACCCACCCCGCAGCTAACCCGGCTGCGCCTGGCCCAGGCAGCGCCCCGCATGTACGAGGCGCTCAAGGAGATCCAGGGCATGCTGGAGCAGATCAATACTAACCCGGAACCGGCCGGCCCAAGCAGGGCACGCGCCCTCCTGGCCTGGGCCACCGCCGAGGCCGCCATCCGCGATGCCGAGCGCGACAACGGCGAGGCCACCCTGGCGCCACCGGCCTCCGAGCTGTTCGTGGCCTTGGACGAGCTGATCGAGGCCGAGCGCGACTGGCTTTTATGCCCGGTCGACCCGGTGGAGAACCGGCGGGCGCAGGAGCGCAAGGCCAAGGCGCTGCGCGAGGCCGCCGAGCTGCTGAACATCCTGCGAGGAGCCAAGCGATGATCAGGAACGGGAAATTCGTCCAGGACCGCCCGGTCCGCCTGGGCTGCGCGTACATCCCGCCCGTCAAGTGGCGCGGCGACGCCGATGCGGAGCTGATTCAGAAGGCCTTCCTGCGCCGGCGCCAGAGGCACAGCCGAGCCGGCTTCTGGCGCGACTTCGCCGGCGGCATGGTCTTCTGGCTGATGATGCTCGGGCCGATCATGGCCTACGTCCTGGTGACGCCATGAGGACCTTTACCTCGCCGATCCCGCAAGGGGTCTTCGTCGCCACCAGCGCGGAGGTTCGCGCCATGTGCCTCGCCGATGCCGAGCTGCGGTTGGAGAGCCTGGCGCGCTGGCTGATCGAGCATTTCGCGGAGACCCCGGCCGGCCGTCAGGCCCGTCGCGACTTCCTCATGGGCTTCGAGGCCAAGCACGGCGCCGAGCTCTGCCGGCTGCTCGAATGGCACGCCCGCCGCCATTGGCAGGAACGCCGTGCCCCACAAGGAGAACTCATATGAAGAAAATCCTGGCCATCCTGGCCTTTGCCCCAGCCCTCGCCGCCGCGCAGACCTTCGAGATGAACAACGAGTCCGGCGGCAAGATCGTCCTGACCAGCCGCACCTGCGTCTTCAAAGGCGAGAACTTGGCCCCCTTGCGCACGGCCTTTGCCTTCAGCCGCGGCGGCACCGCCGCCAATGGCTGCTGGGGGTTCATCGACGGCTACGTCAAGACCCTCTGGTTCGACGGCTCCGGCGTGGTCGAGCGCGTCTACCAGCTCGACGATTTCACCTTCAAGGAGAAGCAGTGAGCGAACCTGCCCCGCTGTGCCTGAGCTGCCGGCACCGGCAGCAGATCGAGTGGTCCGAGCATTCGCGTTGCCGCCATTGGTCGGCGCAACCGGAGATTGACGAGGCCGGACTCCGGCGAGGCCGCGTGGTCTGGCCGATCTACTTCGACGTGCGGTTCGTGCGCCGCTGCAAGGGCTTCGACCCCATCACGGCCGAGGGGTTGCGATGAGCGACCGCAAGCGATCGATCGACGGCCAGGCCATCGCCGCGGCCGAGCGGATCCTGGGGCGCAAGTTCTGCTTCAAATGCGCCAGGCACCGCCCGACCGATGGTGGCTCGATGTGGCGACGCGGCTGGATCTGCGCCGATTGCACCGCCCGGCAGGCCACCCTGGCCGCGAGGAGGCTGTCATGATCTCGCTGATCGCTGCCTTCTTGCTGTTCATCAACGATGCCGGCTGGGGCTGGTGGGTCGCCTGGTCCATCCTGGCCTTCGGCCAATTCGCCAAGCACCTGCTCGTCGAATGATCCCGTACCGCTGGGCCCTGCTGATCCTGGCCGGCATGGTCTGGCTGGCCGCTTCGCCGGACCGCCCGCCGGTAAAACCACCGTCATGTCCACCGACCGATAATCAAAGGATCGGTACGGCGGAAAGGCGGGGGAGCGATGGCAGCGTATCAAGTGACACGGCTCGACGTGAGCGACCAACGAGCGCTGGCGCTGCTGCGCCGGCTGCACGAGATCTGCCTGCCGCATGACGAGCTGCCCGATTTCACCCGTGGCGAGTGGTGGATCGCCGCCCGGTCCGGCGAGGCCGTGGCGTTCGCCGGGATGGTCCCGTCGGCGCAATGGCTGGAGACGGCCTACCTCGTCCGGGCCGGAGTCGTTCCCGACCATCGCGGCCAGGGCCTGCAGAAGCGGCTCATCCGCGTCCGCCTGGCCCGTGCCCGGGCGCATGGCTGGCGCTGGGCCATCACCTACACCTGGAACAACCCCCCTTCCGCCAACGCCCTTATCGCCTGCGGCTTCAAGTCCTACCAGCCGCGGGACCCATGGGCCTCGGAGACCGTGAACTATTGGAGACGCGAGCTTTGATCCGACTTTCCCCCCGTCAACAGCAGGTCGAGGCCGAGATCATGCGCGGCCTCAGCGTCAAGGAGATCGCCAGGGAGCTGGGCTTGAGCCCGGCCACGGCCAAGACGCACGTGCGCGACGTCCTGCAGGCCTACGGCTTCCGCGACCGCACGCAGATGCTGGCGGAGCGCTACCAGGCGCTGCTCAAGCAGGCAGGTCCGGGTTCGCCTCGTAGCTGAAGATCACCCGCCAGACGAGCAGGTCGACCACCAGGCTGGGCAGGTAGGCCTCGTTGCCGGCAACGAGCTCGGCGCCGACGGCCACGCCGTTGATGAGGTGGTGGGTGACGTGGATCATGCGGCTCTCCTGGTGCGTGGGCGACGGGTTTCGGCGCCACGGTTCTCATCTTCCCCCTGCAGGATGACACGGCCGCGAAAGATCGCGTCCTCGCCCATGATCTGGCATAGCTCGGGCGGCAGCAGCCGGCCATGGTGGTCGAAGCTCAGGACCGCGAAGCCCGACGACCAGGGCGTCGGCGCGTCCTCCAGGTAGAGAAAGGCGCGGCTGTCGAGCCGGGCCAGCGTCCCTGTGTCGACCCCCCAGCGGATCCCGGTGTAATCGGCCCATGGCGTCACGCATAAGCGGTGCAGGTGGCCGTGCACGTAGGAGATGCCGGCCTTCAGCGTCGAGTTGTAGGCCGAGTGGATCCCGCCGGTGACCGGCCGGTGCCGGACCATGCAGGTGTCGTTGATCAGCACCGACCAGCTTTCCGACCAGCGCGGGATGTGGTCGGCCAGGCGGAAGCCCGCGACGCCCTTGTAGGAGGCGGCGTGCATGGCGAGGTAGCGCTCGAAGCGCAGGTCGTGGTTGCCGATCGTGCGCAGGAAGATGGTGCCTACGCCCTTGCAGGCGTCCTCGATCTCGGCGAGCCGCTCCTGGAGCACCTCGAGCTCGCTCTTGACGGTGGGCTGCTCCTCGAAGCCGATCGGGTCGTGGCGCGACAGGCCGGCCAGGTCCAGGATGTCGCCGTTGGCGATGACCAGCTTGGGCTTGAGCTCCTTGCACATGGCGACGAAGGCCCGGTGCGCCAGGCTTTTCTCGCCGGGCAGGTAGTGCGCGTCGGACATCACCAGGACGTGCGCGTCGACCACGTCGGCGATCGTGCGGACCCGGTCTTGCGGGACGGTGACCTGGTAGGACGGCGATCGCTTGTCGGGGCTGGTGAGCTCGACCCCGAACTTGGACTCCAGCTCGCGGCGGCGAGCGTGGACACGGCGCTCGCTGAGCCCGGTGATTTGCGCCAGCTTGATGGCGCTGCGGTGGGTTTCCCACAAGGCCAGGAAGGTCTCGTCGGAAATCTCCTTCTTCTTGACGGGAGGCGGCTTTCGCTCGGGAGGCCGGATCTCCTCCGCACGGATTCGTTTGGGCATCGCTCAGGCTTTCGGCCCGACCGGGCCTGTTGTCCTGAAGGTCTTTTATCACGAGATGCTTACAAGTGTTCGTTCGAGCGCTTTACGCGCTGTTTCCGTCTTGCGGAAGGGCGCGTCATGCGCCGATAATGGCGGAATGAGCACTGAAGAATTTTGCCTGCGCGCTTCCGCTTGCCTGGGCGGACGCGGCTGGATGACCCGGTTGGCGGAGGCCACCGGCGTGCATTATGCGACCGTCAAGCGCTGGGCGTCCGGCGAGCTCGTGGTCCCGGACTACGCCAAGGCCCTGGTCGAATTGCTGGAGGTCGTGCCGGAGGCTATGCGTCCGGCTCGCTTCCATCGAGGCCCGCGCCAGGGCCCGTAAAGTCCTCGGCACCATCCTCGGGTGCGAGCGGCAGGCCTGCCAGCTTGCGCAGGTGGTTCTCCAGCTCGCGGTCGGGGAAGAGCGTGGCCCCGGACTGGGCCAGGGTCTGGATATAGGACGAGACCTCGACCAGGTTCTGCTTCTCCAGGTCGGCCGGCACGATGGTCGGCATCGTGGCGTAGTCGAGCCCGTTGAGCGCCCAGAGACGGGGCAGCAGCATCCGGTTCAAGGTCTCGGCGATCGACTTGGTGAACGCGCCGATGGCGGTGGCGAACAGCGCCGTCTTGTCGGAGGACAGGGCGAAGGAGCCCACCGACTGCTGGCCCAGGAAGATGAAGTCGGCCAGGACCGAGGTGGCGATCGCCCGGTTGTAGCGGTCGATGACCTTGGAGGTGTCGAACTGGCGGCTGCCACCGGTCGAGAGCAGCGAGAACTCGAACAGGTAGTTGCCCGAGCTGTCGCGGTCGGACGGGATCAGGATCCCTTCCTGCTGGTCCCGGCGCACCTGCGTCACCATCCGCTGCCAGGCCTGCAGGATGGCCTTGTCCTCGGCGTCGGCCGAGCGGTCGAAATACTCCCCCGGGATCCGGGCCACGGGCAGGCCGGCCAGGTCGCGCTCAAGGCCGATGCCCTCGATCTCCTCGATGCGCTTCTTGAAGAACCAGGGCCGGTAGGCGTTGCGCAGGATCGACCGGCCTTCCGGGTTGGAGCGCTCGGCCGTGGTGCGGAACAGCAGGAGCTTCTCGTACGGGATGAGGACCTGGGGCCGCTCGATCGGCTGCTGGACGACGCCCAAAAGGGTGCCGTCCTCGGGGCTGATTTCCCAGCGGACGATGGTCTGCTGGCTGCGCAAGGCGATCTGGCGGATCCCGATCAGCCCGTCGTCATAGGCCGAGCGGCGCGACGGGTCGGCCTGGCGTGGGCCGCCGCGGCGCTTCCAGACGATCTCCATGGGCGCGTAGCCGTAGACGAACATCGAGCAGATCTCGCCGATGACCTCGGTCCATGGCGTCTCCAGGTCGGCCAGGACGCCTTCCACGAACTCCTTGCCGATGTCGCCTTCCTCGTCGTCGGTCGCGGCCTGGACGGTCCATTCGCACTGGCGGACCAGCGTCGTGATCGCGAACAGCATCGCACCGACGATCGGGTCGTTGTCGGCCATCTCGCGATAGACGCGGACACCGCGCTCGGCGCGCAGCTCTTTGAGGAACTCCTCGGTGACGTAGCCGCCATACTGCCGCAGGCCCGGCGTGCCGATCGAGGTCGGGTCGAACTTGAGTTTTCCGGGTGCGACGTCAGCCATTCAGATCTCCGGTCGGCATGGCGCCGAGCCACGGCGAGATCTTGCTCTCTCCGCCCGGCCGCAGCGCCGTGAATATTGCAGGGGCGATCTGGCGGTGCTGCTCGACTGCCAGCGCCAGCGCCATCACGCAGTCGTCATTGTAGCCCGGCGGCGCCGAGTAGCGCACGCCTGTGCGCGTGTATTCATATTCGAACAGCTCGAGCTCGGCGCGGATCGGGCCTTCGGGCAGGCGGACGTCGCCGGACTGGATCACGACGGCCAGGCCTTCCATGAGGCGCTGCTTGGAGGCGGACGAGAACTTGAAGCCTTCGATGTTGCGCCGCTTCTTCTGCATCCGCTCGACGATGGGGTCACCCACCCCGGTCGAATCGACCAGCGTGCGGGTCTTGCCGACCAGGCCCAGGACGCGGCTCTCGGTCTCGTCCCACGGAACGCCCTGCCAGCGCTCGAAGCCGCAGACGGCACGCTGCTTGTCCAGGCCGATGACCACGGTCCAGTCCACGGACTTGGCCAGGTCGACGCCGCAGGCGATCGGCGCCTGGTCGGAGATGGGCGCGACGCAGCGGGCGATGTTCTTGATCCCGAACGGGTTGCCCTCGTCGTCGCTGGGCTCGGCCAGGTACAGCTCGCGGAACACGTTCTCGGGCAGTTGCCGCTGCGCGTCCTCGATCTCGGCCCGGTCGAGCACGCCGCCCTCGACGGCGTCCCAGGCGGTGAGCTTGGCATACGCCATGTTGGGCTCGCCGCTCTCGGCCTTCCTGGCCATCTTGAAGTGCCAGTTGGCGCGGCCCTTGACGTTCCCGATGATGCGGACCGGTCCGCGGGTCGCGGTGAGCGTCGAGCGGACGGCGATCCAGCTGTCCTCGCGCACGCGGGAGGCCTCGTCGATGACGGCGGCGTAGACGTCCTCGCCATAGAGGTTGTCCGGCTTCTCACCGGACTTGAACCAGATCACGGCCCCGTTCGGCAGGGAGATGGTGAGGTCGCCCTCGTGCGCGGCGTAAAGGGCCCGCGGCAGGCCACGTTTGAGGCGGCGAAAGGCGATCTTGGCCTGGGGGTAGACCGGTGCCACCCACCAGAAATTGCGCCCCGGCGCGCCGCCCATGACCGCCTGCTCGAACAGCCAGGCGAGGCAGCCCACGGTCTTGCCGGCCTTGGTCGAGGCCTCGATGATCCCATAGCGCGCCGCCTGGCCGCGTCCGTCGCGGCAGTCGAAGATGGCGGCCTGCTGCGCGGGGTAGAGCCACGGCCGGACATATTCAATCGTCCGCGTCTGCATCCCTCTCGCCGATCTTGAGCGTGAAGGTGACCGGCGCCTCGCCGTCCACCCCTGGCGTCTCGACCTTGACCGAGGCCGTGCGGGGATCCGAGTCGCGCCAGCCGGCCCTGGCCTTCAAGAAGAAGATCTGCGCGGTGACGCAGTTTTTGTGCGTCTTGTCGGTGGCGACGGCGAACAGGGTCTTGGCGACCTGGGCATGGGCGAAGGCATCGCCATGGTCGAGCTCGTCGCGGAAGTGCTTTCTGAGCGTCTTGGGGTCGATCCCCTCCGGCCAGTTGATGAGCTTGGCGATCTGATCCTCGGCGTAGCCGACGCCGCGCAGGAGCACGACCAGCTGGCGATGCTCGGGCTTGGGCTCGAACGCCACCCCGGTTTTTTTAGCGCGGGAACCCTCCCCCGGGCGAAAGAGGGCCTCGACCGGTGGCTTGGCGGCCTTGGGCGGGGGCGATTTCCGGGTTTTCGGTGGTTGTTTTGTCATGGTTGTGATAAAAGACTTGCGTCAAGGCGCGTCATGCGCCTATTATGAGCCACCTTTTGGATGGAGGTGCAAATGAACCTAGAAACGCAAGCAGCAAACGAAGCGCCGGGGCCCACGGACAAGGCCCCAAGGACCAGCTGGAAGACGATCCGGGCTGGGTGGACCCAGCAGATCGAGGCGCGGCAGATCCCGGCCCCGCCGGACTTTCCGCTTTCGAACGTGACCTACTCGAAGGCCTGCGTGCGGATCGCGGAGGCGGCCAAGGCCGGCGATGCCGACGCGATCGAGGCGGTGCTCAAGGCGGTGCAGGGCAAGCAGACTTACGCCCAGCTTTCCCGGACCTACGCGCAGGCCTGCCTGGCGGTGGTCGCCATGGGCAAGGTCCACGCGAAGAAGCCGGCCAAGAAGCCGGCCAAGAAGGCCGCAGCCGCGGCCGAAGGAGGTGCCTGATGGCCAGCATCTGGGTTGAGACCAAGGACGGCGGAACGGCGACCCGGCTGGAAGGCCGGCTGCACCCTAAGGTGGCCAGCGCCAAGTTCCAGCAATTCGTGCAGCGCTACCTGCATGGCAAGGCTGGACGCAAGGCGCGCTTCTACCACGCCCACGAGGCGCTCCTGTTCGATTCCAAGGGCGGCCTCTTCGGCCTGGTCTGGGTCGAATTCATGAGCCCGCCTTCGGCGCCGGAGCCTGGCCAGCCGAAGCGAGCGGTCACTTCTTAGGGGAGGCGCATGAATACTGACGATCTTTGGATCCCTTACGGCCTGGACGACGATAGCATGATCCCGCACGTCGTCTGGCGCTTCCGAGAGCCGCGGATGATCCGCTGCCATGTCTGCAGCTCGTCGATGCTGGTGCGCGACGGCCTCGACTGGTGGCGCGTGGGCCAGCTCACCGACGAGTTTGCCCGCGAGCACCTCCACGGTCGCCCGATGGTGTTGATCGACCAATGAGCCGGCCGCGCAAGACCTACCGGCCCAAGCCCGTCAGGATCCCGGTCACCGGGGGCCTGGTCGAGCAATTCCGGCAGACCTTGCGGGATTGCGAGATCGGGCTGCGGCTGGCGCCCAACGACAAGGCCGTCTCGGGCTTTGCCCAGATGTTCAACGTGATCTCCCTGGCAGCACATCGCAAGCTGCCGGGCGATCACGACCTGCGCCTGCTCCAGGGCGGGTCCCTGGCGCTGCAGGCGATGATCGACGCGCACGAGCGGACGGGGACCTGGATCCTCGGGCCTTTGGACCAGACCACGCTGGTCGTGGCCGGCGAGGCGGCGCAGCGTTTGTTGGGACGGCTCGACGTGATGAGCCTCTACCAGGCGATGCTCGAGCTGCGCGGGGAGGAGCCGGGATGATCGACGTCCCGCGCTACCTGCAGACGGTGTTTCGGGCCGGTCCGGACGGGATCTCGACCGAAACCGTGGCGGCGGTCGTGGACGCCGAGCTCTGGGACGCCCAGGCGGTGCTGATGAGCCTGTTCCGGGCGCGCAAGCTGGCGCGGCTGCCGAACCCGAAGGGCCGAGGGCTGGTGTGGCGGATCCCGCTGCGTGGCGACGCCGAGGCCGGCCTGATGTGGGACTTGAGCGGCGACCCCAAGATCGTCCGCGAGCGGCCGGCGCTCAAGCCCAGGCCGCAGAAGCTGCGCCGCAAGATCCAGCCGGCGCAGCTCGACCTGTTCTAGCCTACTCGACGAAGGCGATCCGGACCTTGCCGCCATCGCCGTGGATGGCGTCGACGGCCTTGATGTGACTGTAGATCGAGGTCGACGGCAAGATCGAGCGCCAGCGCAGGACGCAGGTGCCATCGGTGAACTCGGCCCCTTCCGCGACAACGTTCGGCGTGGGCTTTTCATCCCCCTCTTTGACCAACACGAACCGGCGGATCAAGATGCGCTCGTCGATGGGCGGCGGCTTGGCCACGGCAGGCGCAGGCGCGGGCGCTGGGCCGCTTTCCGGCGCGGGTGCCGGCGTTGGGCCCACGGTTTTCAGATCGGGCTTGGCGCGGCCCTTGGGGGCTTGCGCGGGGCTATCGGCGGGGGTTTCAAAGGCGTCGTTCACACTATCTCCTCAGACAAGGTCAAAACAGGCCGAACCAGGACCAGCCGGCCAGGAAAAGCTCCCAGGCGGCACGCACCAGGAGACCGAAAACAATCCAGCCGACCGCGGCCAGGGCAGCCTTCAAGACCCAGGCGCCCAGGCGGTCGACCAACGACTCGAGCTCGTCGAGCAGGCGGTTGAGGCGGATCATTCGTCACCCTCCTTCGTCTCAGCAGCTGGCTTGCGGTCGGCCCGCTTGCGGTCGGACTTGCCCAGCTCGTTGCCGACCAGCTTGCCGGGAGCGCGCTCGCCCATGAGCTCGGTGAAGGTGCGCCCATCCTCTTCGAGGACGGCGTGCTTGCCGGTGAAGGCCTGCCAGCGCAGCACCGCGACGTCGACGTAAGCCGGGTTGAGCTCGACCGCGTAGATGCAGCGTCCGGTCATCTCGCCGGCGATGATCGTCGTTCCCGAGCCGGAGAACGGCTCGTAGACGGCCTGGCCAGGCGAGGAGTTGTTCTCGATCGGGCGCTTCATGCACTCGACGGGCTTCTGGGTGCCGTGGACCGTGTCCGCGTCCTCGCCCTTGGTGTCGATCGTCCACAGCGTCGTCTGCTTGCGGTCGCCGGCCCAATGCCCCTTGCCGGTCTTGCGCACGGCGTACCAGCAGGGCTCGTGCTGCCAATGGTAGTCGCCGCGGCCGATGACCAGCCGTGGCTTGGCCCAGATGATCTGCGAGCGGATGTTGAAGTCGCAGGCCACGAGGCTCTCGGCGACCGTGGTGGCGTGCAGCGCCCCGTGCCAGACATAGGCCACGTCGCCCGGGAACAGGGCCCAGGCGTCGCGCCAGTCGGCCCGGTCGTCGTTGAGCACCTTGCCGGTGCGCGTGGAGGCGTTGACGCCCAGCTTGTGGCGCCATTCGGGGTCGTAGTTCACGCCATAAGGCGGGTCGGTGACCATGAGGTTGGGCCGCACGGGCCCGAACAGGCGGGCGATGTCGGTGGCCACGGTCGAATCGCCGCAGATGATGCGGTGGTTGCCCAGGACCCAGATGTCGCCGGGTCGGGCCACCGGCTCGTCCGGGACGGGCGGGATCTCGTCGGGGTCGGTCAGGCCGTCGGTGGCGTCCGGGGCCAGGAGGCCTTCGAGCATCTTGCCGTCGAAGCCCAGGAGGTCGAGGTCGAACCCGGCCTCGCCGAGCTCGGCCACTTCGAGCTTCAAGAGGTCGAGGTCCCAGCCGGCGTTCATGGCCAGCTGGTTGTCGGCGATGACGTAGGCCCGTTTCTGGGCGTCGGTGAGGTGCCCGAGCTCGATCACCGGCACGCGCTTCAAGCCCAGCTTGCGGGCGGCCAGGAGACGGCCGTGCCCGGCGATGATGCCGTTCTCGCCGTCGACGAGGACCGGGTTGGTCCAGCCGAACTCGCGGATCGAGGCCGCGATCTGGGCCACCTGGGCGTCGGAATGGGTGCGGGAGTTGCGAGCGTAGGGGATCAGGCTCTCAAGGGAGCGGTATTCCACCGCGAGGTCGTGAGGTTCGGCCATGTCGTCGGAAAGAAGGTGCCCGGGGCCGCTGGCCACCCCGGGCGGCGGATGGAGATGCCTGAGCGTGGCATTGCCAGCGTGGGTGGAATGCTAACACCGACTGCGGAGGGTCACAAGCAAAAAAGGCGCATAGCGCACCGAAATATTAGGCCATTTGGTTGACTTTTATCACAACGATGATATAGTCCGTCCCATACCGCAGCGGAGCGGGAACCAACAAGGAGAAACGATGAAGGTTTTCAAATTCGACCCCACCACCGGCAAGCGCGGCGAGCAGATCGCCGAGATGCAGGTCCCGACCTTGCTGCAGAACCTTGACCAGGCCAGCTGCGTCCTGCCCACGGCCAAGTCCAGCAAGCCCGGCCACGAAGCCACCTGGGAGGTCTGCACCAAGCTCTTCGATCGCGAGATGCGGCCGATCACCTTCCCCGAGCCGGTCTGCTTCTGCATCGGCAAGCTGACCGCGGGGACCGACACCGCCTGGCACTGGTACGCCTACCTGCCGAAATAAGGAGACCGCCATGTGGATCGCATTGAACGACGCCTACCTCTCGATCGTCTCCCACCCCAAGCGCTCGGACCTGCTCCTGGTCCGGGCCCGGCTCAAGGGCGACATCGAGGCCGTGTTCCCCCGCGCCAAGGTGCATCGCACGCCGGAGCGCGACTATCTCTACCGCGCCTGCATCCCGCGGACCGTGGTGGCCAAGGAGATCGCCACGCGGCTGGTCGCCATCGATTACGGGAACTTCAAGGATTCGGTGCGCCGGCACGACCGCCACGCCGCCTACGCCAAGATGTGGGGGGTGGCGCTCAATATGCAGGACCAGGCCGAGCCGCCACGCTGGCATACGACCCAGCGCTGGTCGAGCGCTGCCCCGAGGCAGCAGGGACTGCGCTTCGACTACACCTACTGAGGGCCGCCATGACCGATCTTCGACTGACCATTGACCTCGCCGGCCCGGAAGGCAACGCCTTCGAGCTCATGGGCCGGACCAA